AATTGGATGTTAATAAGACGATTTCCAAAGTAAATCGTTTGTTTAGAAGGTAGGTAAAAGATGGATCATGTGAATGAATTTGAACACGGCTTGGATATTGAAATTTCAACCCGTAACGATAGCTTGCAATTTAGTAGGCTAGCCAATGAGCAATTTAGATATTCTTCCGCTGAAGAATTGCTAAACACAGCGGAAGGTAAGAAAGCCTTCCGGGAAATGCTGACAACATTTTTCGATTACCAGAAAAAACGTTTACGGGTTTTAGATTCGTATGCTAAGGGTAACAATTACAGCATTTTAAGCGGTAAACGTCGAATGGATAAGGAAAAGGCTGATTACCGAGTGAGACACCGCTGGGGTGGTTATATTTCAGGTTTTGCTACTTCCTACGTTATCGGTAACCCTGTTACCGTGGGAATTATGGAAGGCGGAAACAAAGACCAGTTACAATCAATCAAAGAGATTGAATGGAATAATGATATTAACGCCCTGAATGGTGATTTAGCTTTTGACGCTTCTGTTTATGGCCGTGCTTATGAATATCATTTCCGTGATCGCGACAATATGGACCGAGTCGTTTTGATTAGTCCGCTTGAAATGTTTGTGGTCCGAGATTTGACCGTGGAACAAAATATTATATGCGCGGTCCATCTTCCAATTTATAATGATCGGGTTAATATGACGGTTTATACTAAAGATCAAGTGATTAAGTATAAGCCATTCACTTATTACAGCCCGCGCCTTATCTTGGATGAAGCAACAAAACATAACTATAACGACATTCCAGTTGTGGAATGGTGGAACAATCGTTACCGGATGGGTGACTATGAAAGTGAAATCTCCCTGATTGACGCTTACGACGCTAGCGAATCAGACACCGCGAATTACATGAGCGATTTGAATGACGCTATGTTGTTAATTAAGGGGGACTTGGAAGCTATTGGGGCAACGGCTGACAATGTGGCCAAGATGAAGGACGCTAATACGCTACTACTTCAAACGGGAATTAGTGCGAACGGTCAACAAACGACAGCAGACGCCGGGTATATTTATAAGCAATACGACGTACAAGGCACGGAAGCTTATAAAAACCGTTTGGCGAATGATATTCACCGCTTCAGTCGTATTCCTAACCTTGATGATGATCGTTTCAATTCCACACAGTCCGGAATTGCCTTACTTTATAAGATGATTGGGCTTGAACAAGTCCGAAAAGACAAGGAAACATACTTTACTAAGGCTTTGCGTCGTCGGTATGAGTTGATCAGTAACATTCATAAGGCTGTAAACGGTCCTAAGATTGAGGCTGACAAGCTAACCTTCACTTTCCATCCGAACTTACCACAAGACGTTTGGACGGAAATAAAAGCTTATATCGAAGCGGGCGGGGAAGTATCGCAAGAAACCCTACTTAATAACGCAAGCTTTACCGACTATGAAACGGAAATAGACCGTATCAAGAAAGAGGAAGGCGCTAGCGATTTTGAAAGAGCGAAAAGCGTAGGTATCACGGATGAACTTGAAAATAGCGGACAACCGGAAGTATAACGCGGAACGCAAGGCACAAAGCGCCCTAATGAAGCGAGATTTAGACCGTGAAAGGGCCTTGGTTGAAATTTACCAGGAATCTTATGACCGTTTACAAGGGAAGATAGACCGGTTTTATATCAACTATGCAAACCGTGAAGGTTTAACCAAACAGGAAGCTATGAAACGGGCTGACCAAATGGACGTTACCAAGTTCAATCGTAAGGCTTATAAAGCTGTAAAAGAGAAAGACTTTTCACCCGGTACCAATCAATGGTTAAGAACTTATAACTTAAAGATGAAAGTAAGCCGGCTGGAACTCTTAAAAGCTGAATTAGATCTTGAAATTCAGAATTTGACGGCTGAAACTTATGAAATGTTTGATAAGGCTCGTAGGGATGAATTACTAAGAGAATTTGAGCGACAAGCGGGGATTTTGGGTAATTCATCCAAAGGGGTCAAAAAGCGTTTAGAGGCGATTTTAGACGCTGATTTCTACGGTGAATCTTTTTCAAGCCGTGTCTGGGGTAAGACAGGCTTACAGCAAGCCCTACAAAAAGACGTGTTTGCTTCCCTTAATCGTATTTACACAGATATGATGGGGTATAAGGAAGAACGGAAAAGACTTGCTAAGAAATATGGTACTAGTCAGGCAAATGCTGAAAGGTTAATAAAAACAGAAATAGCCCGAATCAATGCAGATACACAAAAAGAAATGCTGGTGGATGGTGAGTTCACACATTTCATTTTTGTAGCTGAACCGGGAGCGTGTGAAATATGCGCGCCTTTGGACGGCAAGGCCTTTCCGGTTGATGAATTGGAAAAAGGCGTGAATATGTACCCTATGCACCCAAATTGCAGGTGTTCGGGTTATGGACACATTGAACTGAAATATAAAAAAGGTGGTAGCACCTTGAACGATTTTAAACTAAATGATGAGGACGAAAGATGAAATACAGAAAGAAGCCCGTAGTGATTGAGGCTGTTCAGTTTGTAGACACTGAAGAATCAATTTTAAAATTGTCAGAATTAGGATTAGATCCAGTCCGAATTGATTATGCTGATTTAGATAATCCAATTTTAAAAATAGAAACACTTGAAGGGGTGATGATTGCGACTGAAGGTGATTACATTATCAAGGGTGTACAAGGCGAATTTTATCCATGTAAGCCTGATATTTTTACAGAAACTTACGAAAAAGTTGAATAAATCACTATAAACCGTACGGGATTCCATACGGTTTTTTGCTTGTCCAAACCGTGCTGAAGACGTTAAAAGTTGCATGAGTTCGGGGAGGTTGCCCGTCAAGCGTAGAAAGGAGCCTAATAATGGCAGAAGAACAAACACCACAGGCGATTGAACCACAATCACCGGAAACAGTTGAGGAACACGCTAGCAATCCGACGCAAGAACCGGAAAAGATGGTATCAGTGGCCGAAATGCAACGTCGTTTGAAATCTATGGAAGATAAACATTCCAAAGATACAGCAGAAGCGATTGCCAAAGCCTTGGAAAAATACAAGGCAGAAAGCGAACTTACCGGGAAAGAATTAGAAGAGTACCGACGTAAGGAAGCTGAAGCGGAAAAACAAGCTTTACTTGATAAGATCGCTGGTTTAGAGAAAGAACAAATCAAGCGAGAATTGACAGATGAAGCGATTAAAACACTTTCTAGCCGGAAACTTCCGGTCAATGATAAAGTGATTTCTTTTGTTGTTAAAGATACCGCTGAAGGTACTTTACAAGCTATTTCAGACCTTGAAAGCATTATCAGCGAAATTAAGGCTGAATACTCACAATCGGAACCTCCTAAAGTTTCTTCAGATTTTAGCGGGTCCGAAAAATCAAATAAAGGGGATATTTTCCGTAATTCCCGAATTATTAAATAACCTTAAAGGAGAATTTTAAAATATGACAGTACAAACTTTTAACCCTGATAAAGTATTGGTTTCAGAGAAAAAAGATGGAACTTTTACTAAGAAAATGACAGACATTATTATGAAAGATGTCGCTGAAAATTCCGTAGTAATGCAACTTGGACAATACCACGAAATGGACGGTTTGCAAGAAAAAACCGTTTATGTCCAAACAGATGGAGTTTCAGCTTACTGGGTAAATGAAACCGAAAAAATCAAGACTGATAAACCTGAAGTCGTTCCGGTTACTCTTAAAGCTCACAAATTGGGTATTATCCTAGTTGCTTCCCGTGAAGCTTTGAACTATACCTGGGAAAAATTCTTTGAAGACATGAAACCGCAGATCGTGGAAGCCTTCTATACTAAGATTGATGAAGCTGGACTTTTGGGCCATGAAACGCCTTTTGCAAACTCAGTTGCTAAATCCGCTAAAGATTCAAGCCAGGTTGTTGTTGGTCCTATCAACTATGAAAACCTTCTTAAATTGGAAGATAAGCTTTATGAAGCTGATATTAACCCTAATGCCTTTGTTTCTAAAATTCAAAACCGTTCTGCATTGCGTGAATCACGCGACGGCGACAAGAAAACAATCTACGACAAAGCAACTAATACCATTGACGGTATTACTACGGTTGATCTTAAATCTAAACAATTCAAGAAAGGCGACCTTTTGGCCGGTGACTTTAACAGCTTGATTTATGGCGTGCCTTACAATATCAATTTCAAGATTTCTGAAGAAGGCCAAATTTCAACCATGAAAAATTCAGACGGCACAGCTATTAACTTGTTTGAACAAGAAATGGTAGCAATTCGCGTTACTATGGATATTGCTGTAATGGTTACTAAGGCAAACGCCTTTGCCAAATTGACCGCTACCGCTGAAAACATCTAATTAGAATTAGAAAGGGGTAACTAATGACCTATATTGTAACCCGTAATATTATCGACACAAAAGATAATAACCGTTTTTATGAAGAAGGGGACACTTTCCCCCGTGAAGGTTTTGAAGTTTCCAAAGACCGAGTTGCCGAATTAATCGGTAAAGGTGTATTAAGTGCTAAGGGTGAAGAAACACCAGCACCAACACCAACCGAGGGAGAAGCACCGACTGAAGGAACTGAAGAAAAACCGCTTGAAAAATTGAAGGTGGCAGAATTGAAAGAACTACTAGAAAAAGCAGGCGTAGAATATGAAG